ACCGGGGTCGTCTACAAACAATTTACCAGAAAGCGGTTGATGACCTTTGGGTCACACCCGTGGGTCGGAAAGATAGTCATATTCAAGCTTTTGTTAAAGCTGAACGTGTCAATACCATTGACAAACCAGATCCTGTGGCGCGGGTTATACAGCCTCGGTCCCCGCGTTATAATGCTACTTTAGGCATTTATGTTAAGAATGCTGAAAAACGCATATACCGAGCTATTGCTGCTGTTTTTGGTGAGTGTACGGTTATGAAAGAACTTAATGCTGTTTCACAAGCAGCTGAAATTTTGTCAAAGTGGAACAAGTATCGTAAACCCGTAGCAGTTGGGTTAGATGCTTCCCGTTTTGATCAACATGTTGGTGTCGATGCCTTACAGTATGAACATGGGTTCTATTCTGGAATTTATGGTAATAGTGCTGAATTGAATAAGTTATTATCGTGGCAGTTGACCAACATAGGTAGGGGTAATTGTAATGATGGAAAACTCAGGTACACCGTTAATGGTTGCCGTATGTCTGGTGATATGAATACTGGACTTGGTAACTGTATAATTATGTGTGCCCTTGTTCACAATATGTGTCGTCGGTTTGGTATAAAGAAATATAGTCTTTGTAATAATGGTGATGATTGTGTTATCATTATGGAGCAAACCGATCTTCATATTCTCACCAGTGGTGTTTCACATTATTTTAAAACTTTTGGGTTTGTTATTAAGGTCGAAGAACCTGTTTACGAATTTGAACGTATTGAGTTTTGTCAAACATCACCAGTGTTTAATGGGAGCAATTACGTTATGGTGCGGCATCCTAAGAGATGTTTGTCCAAGGATTCAATTAGTATTGTGCCCATGGACTCCATTATTGGATGCCAAAAGCAAATGACTGCTCTTGGTGAGTGTGGACTAGCTATCAATTCCGGAATCCCAATATTACAAAGTTTTTACTCTTGTTTATTACGGTCTGGAAAGGGAAAACGTGGAAAGGCTGATGACCGCTATCTGGGATATTATATGCCAGAACTGCTTTTTGGGTTATCAGCTCATGTTCGCCCTGTTAGTGAGGAATCCCGTTGGAGTTTTTATCTTGGGTTCGGTATTGAACCTGATGTCCAACGTGCTATTGAGAATCATTATGACCAACTTACAATTTCTGCTGCTTATCAGACCAATTATGGGGAGCTATTGCTCCCTGCTTGGATCTGATAATTGGGTTGTGAGAATTAAATGGACCAAAACGTTACCCACTAGGGTGTAAATATTTACGTGCTATACAGAATGCCGAGAGACTGCACGGCTCCGCCCCTGGTGGGTTCTCACGATGTACAG